GACACCCTATCAAGATTGATGGAAGGACCATCGGGGTGACCTAATTCTCCAAGGGCACGCCCCTTTTGAATGTAGTTCTCGCTGTATTTAGCAACTTCTCGTTGTAAAGTTGGTAACTTATACATGCGACCATTACGATTCTGGAGTTCTGCTTGTAAGAAAATACCTTCGATGAAGTAATTCTTCTTGCCTTCTTTCTCCTCACATAGAAAATCTACTTGAGTAATTTCTTCAGCTATCAGTTTCATTTTCTTCTTCGGGTGGTTGTTCTAATTCAGCAACGGGAGGTTCGGATTGATCGTCCTCAACGTTTGGGGATTCAGAATTATCAGGCAATTCTGCAGAAATTTCATCTGCGTCATCCTGACCAGTATCACCCAAATCAAATCCTACACTTTTTGCAAATTCAATTTTTCTTGCTTGAATTGCATCATATGTAGCAGAACCCAAAGCATCATTGATTGAATCAATTGCTGATGCTTTATCGTCACCAAAGACTTGTTTAACAATTTGATTTGCAATATCACTAGGCATAATGTATTCCCACTGTAGTATTATTTAGTAATTTAAAATTCTCCTCTTCGAGCATCTGCCGCATTAACTGCGGACTCTTGCTCGTTAGGTGCTACTTCTTCTGCTGGTGCTCCACCCTCACCGCCAGCAGCCATAGCGGGATCCATTTCTGCCATAGGATCAGCAATAATACCTGATTCCAACTCAGATTTAATTTGTTCATCAATATCCTTAATCTCTACATCAGTTTGTTTTAGAACTTGACGACGCATGTACTCAACACTAAAGTATTTTCCAACATACGGATCCATTGATGCAACTTGATTCATACGCTCATTGCGAATCTCAATTTCTTTTAGTTCTGTGAAATAGTTATCCGCAACATAATCAAATTGAACATGAGTCTTCATCTCCTCCCATTCCTCAAGAGTAATAATACCCTTAAGAACTAATTGACTCTTTAAAAGATCCATAAAAAGTTCTGAAAATCTTTTGCGAAGACGTGCAATAAATTTTTGGAACTTGACTTCATCACGAGTAATCTCAGCAGCACGTCCAATGTTAAAAGTCGTTTCTGTCTCTAAACGAGATCCAGGTACATTGAGTGCTTTGTATAATTTCTTTTGAAAATATTTTACGTCTTCAAGTTCTCCAAGATTTTGTCCTCCTGGAAGCGTAGAAATCTCTGTGCCTCTACCGCCTTCACGTCTAGGGAGCCAGAAGTCTTCCAGCATAGACATAAATTTCTTATCGTCCTTAACCTCACCAGTGTTTGCATCATAGACCATTTTATTTCTATAACGACTCATCACCTCACGGAGATATTGCTCCGCTTTATTCTTGGGAAGATTGCCAACATCAATGTAGAAGATACGACGCTCAGGTGCTCTACTCAAACGATAGATGACCAGAGAATCTTCAATCATTCTCAGTTGGTTGACTGCCTTAATCGCCTTATGCAGGTGACTAAGAGTCATGTTTTTGTTCAGGTCTTGAATACCTGAGTGGCAATATGTGATAGAATCTGTGGTAATTTTCATACCCTGATTAGTAGAGTTCTTCAATCCCTTTGGATTGTATAAAAAGTAATCTGCTGTTTTCTGTGTGAGTTGAGTATTTAAATCTGCCCCGCGCATTTGCTCAGGTTTCTTCTGCTCATACTCAGTGACCTTACGAATCTTACGAGGATCGATATAACGAAGTTCTGCAAGACCAGCGTTTGGATTTTTTGGGTCAATTACTTTATGATAAAAAAGTCTTCCGTCAACATACCATCTACGGAAAATTTCATAAGAACGATTTTCAAAGTCAAGAAGACGAAGAACCTCATTGAATTCTTCTCTCATCAATTTTTTAATCTTATCCGACACCCTTAGATTAGAAAGTTCTAACTCAACAGGAACATCATCAAAATTACCACAGATAGTTTCATTGACAATATCATCAACCGCACTATCACATTCGGGTTGAAGAATCATCTCCCTATAACGAGAGATTAATTCATAATCATTTCGGACAGCTCCGTCAAAATCAACAGAATAACCATAGTACCCGCCACCAACTACAGGTTGCGAACCATCCATGTTATCTTTCTGAACAAAAGAAGGCCCCTTGGGGACCTTCTTCGCTCTTTCAAGTGAGTATCCAAAGAGCTGAGACATTATAATTCTAAGTTAACTGATTCTGATCTATTTATCAATCATTCTTTCCCCTGTTTAAGGGAGTCCAATATTGAACTTGTAGTTCTACAGTAAACTCTTCAATCGCATCATTATTGCCATAGTCCAGATCAATTGCAGCAATATTGCTTGGGAAAATATTATAAAACTTGTAGGACTTAAGAACTTTTGGTCTGTTTCCATCCTTAATATCACGCGCCAACTGATGCACTTTCATATCAGCAAAGTAACCCGTTGAATCGTCTGCGTCTCCAAGACCAGCAGCAGATGTAAAGTTTTCGTTATACGCTTGAATGCTAGATGCCCAAAGTTCAAATGCATTACGCAGTGCAAAATTACTATCGTTTTGAATAGTAATCGTCCAGGGTTCAAAGGTTCTGTCACCTGCAATTTTCAGAACGCGACCTCTGAAAGGAACTTCGATCACTCCAATTTGAGATGAAGGAAGATTTGCTGCACGAACAGTGAATTTGCCAAGATTAACCAGACTTGCATTATTAATAATTCCTGACGGGAATGCAAGATCTACCTGGAATAGATTAGGACGCGCAAAGTCCGAAGCGACATTTGCTTTAAAGTCGTCAATAGTTCCTCTTTTTGCCATTGTTTTTTTGCTCAGGTGTCTCTGTCCTTAGTATTTATTACAAACAATATTTTCAGACAAAAAAAAGAGACCCCGTAAGGTCTCTTAGTTATGTTAACTGTTATCAGGAAGCAACTTCGTTGAATGCAACACCAGTTCTGGTGGCAACGAATGTTAGTGTGATGTAGTTAATAGTGCGTGTGGGCTTGACGAAGATCTCAGCATAGAACTCACCACGGTCAACAGATTCAGGAGGATTGTTCTGAGTGTCGCACTTGACCAAGAAGTCAGTTACGCCACGACGACCTTGAACATCGCGAAGATAAGGTTCGACAATATTCAGGAACAATGCGCGTTGTGACTCATCGTTCTGTTCAAACAGTTGTGCCTTAGCAGCACCGCTGATTACACGCTCAATCGTGAGGAACAAGCGACGAACATTGATACGATCGAATGCAGAAGCGAAACCTTGTGCAGTCTTATCACCGTAAAGAACTACGCCCTGACCAGGGAAAGAAACGATTGGATTGACACGAGCAGAATACAAACGGTCGCGTTGAGTCTTGTTAGGAGTATATGCAAGTTTGATTGCATTTCTCAAGTTACCACGCTGGAAACCAGCAGGTGAGAACCAAGGTTCTGCAACTTCAGTTGTCTGCAAGCAAAGACCAGCAACGTCACCGTTACAAGGGACATAACGATAAACATCATTGTACTTATCGTAGATGTACTTATAACCAGAATCATATACTGCGTAAGAGGAGGAAGGCAGTTGATCGAAGAAATCGATGATATTTGATGTTGCTACACCAGCGTTAGAAACTCCGATGACATTTGCTCTACGAGGAGAAGCAAATAACATGCAGTCACGACGCTCTTCAACGATATTAACCAATGAAGTAACTTTGGCAATAGCAGATGCATCATCAACACCAGAAGGACCTGTCAAGATGAAGTCAACAGTCTGTGATTCTGGATCACTAACTAATTCGTATGAAGTAGAAACATCACTGTTAGATACGGAATATACATTACCACTCAATGCATAGTCAGTGCCATTAGCAAGACGATAGTAGTAAGTGGAGTTACCTGCAGAACCAATTGTTTTGCGTCCAGCAGGATAGTCTACTGTACCAGCAGTAGAACGAACTAGATTGAACTGACGAGAAGATGCGGTCAATCCCCAGGTGCCATCAGAAGCAGTTCCAGATGGTGCGAACAATGTGGTCTCGTGCTCACCCCAGTAGATATACTGTGAACGCTGCTTGATAACCTCAGGATAATAGTTGGTCTCACCAACAGAAGTTTTGGCATCGGATGCTTTAGAAACACCAACGAAACGCTCAAGAAGAGCACCAGCAGTTCCTGTAATAGCACCGTCGATGTCAATAACTAAGACGTGCATTTCATCACGGAATCCACCAGCAACAGTTGCCCACTGTGAAGTGCTAGGACGAGGAGCAGTATTTACCCATTTTACACCAGGCAGATACTCACGCTCATCATACTCACCACGAACGGAAGTAATAACAGCAGCGTTGCTGTTTGTATCTTCAACACTATCTGCAGCAGCAAAATCAATGCTGCTCTTATTCTTAGCAATATACAGTTTGCGCTCAATACCAGAAACAGAGATTTCAGCAGTATTAGTTCCTTGAGTAACAACCTGTGCATCAGCAACGATGCCAGTAACACCACCAGCAGGAAGACCAATCTCTAGTTTCTTGTTTGCAGGATCCCAAGCAAGAACATTAATAGTCTCATTAGAACCAGAAATAGCAATAGTTGTGCTAGTACCAGGAGTGAAATCACCAACAACAGAAGTAACAGTTAATACAATGCTATACTTGAATACCTTACCAGCAGCGCCAGAAGCAGCAGTTACTGCAGCATCATTGACAAACTCGAATTCGTTACCTGAACCTGGAGCAGGGATGACTGCAATCTGGTCAGCACCAGCATCAGTTACAAAGACACCGATAGAATTACCTTTGGTTCCTGCAGTTTTTGCTGCCCAGGACCAAGTGTTGTTTGCATTTTCGATAGTGGTTTCATAGTCCGTAAGATTTTTAATCAGAGGAGCAGAACCTGTATCAACTGCATTCTTCAGAGCAGATGAGTTAACACGAATCGTCTTAAGTACGCCACCATAGTTCAAATACTGAGCAGCGGTGTACCAGTACTCGTAGTTGTAGTCATTTGGCTTACCAAATTGCTCAACTAATTCTCTTTCGGTGGAAATATTAACGATCTCTTCTACTGGACCAAGTTCAAAAGGTGCTGCAAGAACACCAACGTTTGCACTTGATAGTGAAGTAATAGTCGTCAGGTCTCTTTCCTGAATGACTACCCCTGGCGAGGATTGATTGACTGCCATTGTTTAAGTCTCCTAGGTTTAATTCCAACATCGGTTGTCTAGGATTATTTATATTTTTGGATCCTTACCTAAACTCCCACATATATGACTTATCTCCATATTCCGCAACCTGCCAAACATCTCCCTGAGCATCCGCAAAGTATTCATCTTCCATGCCATCACTAATAAATCCAAATGGTGACATATCTTGTTCTATAGATTCTCTCTGGTCATCATAGATACGTTGCCTCACATCGTTATCATGCATCTGCTTGAAATACTCCTGCATTGCCATCCAACCAAAGATAACCAAACACATAGCAAGGTCATCGTTACAACCATCTTCTGCAGCAAACGACTGTCCCTTGACAATAAAGGTAGTCAATTCGGCAATGGTTTCATAATCAGGAATGAGGAGTTTATCTTCTTCAATCAATGCTTTGAGGTTAGAACATCCAACCTGCTTTACAGCACTAGACATCTTAACACCCAGTTGAGTCTTCTTACCAGAGAACCCTTGACCTAATTGTTGTCCAGCACGACCACGCATTGCTGCCATCAACAGGTTCTCATACTCCAAATCAAACTGAATAATGTCTGCTACTTGTCCACCAATATCATTTACTTCACATAATATGTACCCATTATTATAGTTCTTCGCCACATCAATAATAATATTAGGAAAGATGATAGGTTTAATTTCATTATTCCTATATCTTGCAACTACTTTATATGGCATAGTTGTCGTATCTACTACAATAAATGCGCTGTAATCATTAGACGTTCCTCTAGCAACGTCAACAGTAATAATATAGTTATGCTCTGGAATCGCTTTCTCGTATATTGCAAGTCCTTTATTTTGTGCAATGGGATCTGCATATGGCATAGTCCTCAGTTTACTTGGAGCAATCAATGTATCAACAGAACCAAGGAACTCACACTCAAACTCAACCTTGAACTGTTGTTCTGAAGTGTTCTTGATAGTCTGCTCTTTCCATGCAGCATCTCTACCAGGAACTTGTGACCAATGTACTTCAGTTGGGAGGTATTCATTCTTCCCCTGTTCAGCATCATGCCACAACTTATAGAACATGTTCATCCCATGTGGCGTGGAGATGATAATTACCTTTGTGCTTTTACCAGAAGATACAGTAGGATAGACAGATGAAAAGAACTGGT